ATACCTACTGTCCCCTTTTAAGGATTATTTATGAGTTTAGGATTTGACGCAATATCAGCATTACCATTTGCTACATCAGGCCCAGATAGTGATGTAAATGTTTCAGTAACAGGTAATCAAGTAAATATTACTATAGGTAGTGTAGGAATTATTGCTGATTCCGTTGTTGAAAATTTAACAGGAAATCAAGTAACTTTAGGCCTCGGTACTTTAAGTATTACAGCTAACGCAGATGTAAGTCCTACGGGATCTCAGGTAACTTTAAATACAGGTAACGCAACAGTCAGCATAGATGTAGATGTTTTACCTTCAGGTGTTGACTTGACCTTGGCCACAGGTAATGTTACAATAACTGCTGACGCAAATATAACACTTGACGGCAATGCTTTATCATTAGATACAGTAGAGCCGGGAGTTATTACATGGAATGATATAGTACCAGGAGCAAACATGGTTTGGACACCAATAAAACCTTATTAATATGGCATCAACATTTTCATCAGATTTATCATTAGAACTTGTAGCAACCGGCGAAAAAGCAGGTCTATGGGGAACGATTACAAATACTAATTTACAATTATTACAAACAGCAACATCAGGTTATGTAGAAGTAACTTTAAGTTCTGGTAATGTGGATTTAAGTTTAGCTGATGGAGACGCAACTGCAAATGGTAAAAATCTTTATATTAAAGTTGTTGGAACTTTATCAGGCGATGCTACTTTAACAATGCCTGCAACTACATCTGGTGGTAATGCTAACAGAATATTTTTTGTAGAAGATGGAACCACTAGAGGTGGAGCTGCTGATAGCCACACTATAAAATTATTAACAACCGGTCAAAGCGCATCTACGCAAGTGCCTTTACCAGAAGGTGCAAAAGTTTTAGTATATTCTAGAGGTAGTGTCCCAGCTACAACTTTAGCCATGATGGAAAAAGGATTTACAGAAGTAACAGCAGCTAGCAAAACAACATACACAGCAGTTGCTGGAGATCAAATCGGTGTTGACACAGTTGCTAACATTGTAACAATCACACTTCCTGCATCACCTGCACAAGGAGATGAAGTAACTATTATGGATGTATCTGCATCTAATGGCTTTGGAACGAATAAATGCGTTGTTGCAAGAAATGGATCAAACATTCAAGGTGGTACATCTGATTTAGATTTAACTACAAACAATCAATGTGTAACACTAATCTTTACAACTGCCACAAAAGGCTGGCAAATAAAAACTAATAGTACATCATAGGAGTAAAGCATGCTTACTAAAATTAAGTTTGCTCCTGGTATTGACAAACAAGACACTGC